CCTTTTAGATTTATACATTGGAATATACAAGCTGTGCCGAAAGAAATGGCTAAAGATGTTTAAAAAGAAAAAGTATACAGTTATCCGTCAAGCAATATCAAAAGACCTAGCAGCTTTTGTTGCAAATTATTTTATGATGCAAAAACAAGTTTATGATACCTGTAAAGCTACAAGATATATATCACCCTTTGAAAATATTATAGGTCACTACGAAGGTAAAGATGAACAGATACCAGAAACCTATAGTCAGTATTCTAATATTGCTATGGAAACTTTAATGCTTAAATGCCAACCTAAAATGGAAGAAGTAACAGGTCTTAAATTATATCCAGCTTATACATATGCAAGAATATATAAAAAAGGTGATGTCTTAAAAAGACACAAAGATAGATTTAGTTGTGAGATATCTACTACTATGAATCTTGGTGGTGATGATTGGCCTATATATTTAGAGCCATCTGGAGAAGTAGGTAAAAAAGGAATTAAAGTAGATTTAAAACCAGGAGATATGCTGGTTTATTCTGGTTGTGAACTAGAACATTGGCGAAATAAATTCAAAGGCAAAGAATGCGTACAAGTATTTCTTCATTATAATAATCGTAAAACACCAGGAGCGAAGGATAATATGTTTGACAAGCGTCCACATTTAGGTCTTCCTTCTTGGTTTAAACGATGATATAATCTTTAGATGGAGGCTGTGTCACCACCACATACCACACAGTCTCCTTTTAAGGATTATTTATGAGTTTAGGATTTGACGCAATATCAGCATTACCATTTGCTACATCAACAAACATTGGTTCAGTAAATGTAAATGTAACAAAAAATGCACTTACTATTACAATTGGTAGTGTAGGTATTATTGCAGATTCTATTGTAGAAGCAGCAGATCCAAATAGACTTGCATTAGGTCTTGGTACTTTAACTATTAGTGGTAAAGCTAATGTTAATGTTACAGGATCACAAGTAGCACTAGGTTTAGGAGCAATTACAGTTACTGCTGATGCTAATGTAACGGCAGTTAAGAACGCATTGACGTTAGCAACAGGAAATGTTACAGTAACAGGAGCGGCAAATATAAATCCTGACAAGGTATCTCTTGCTTTAGATACAGTAGAGCCAGGAGTTATTACGTGGAACGATATAATACCAGGAGCGACAATGGTTTGGACACCAATCAAACCGTACTAAAATTATGGCATCAACTTATTCATCAGATTTATCACTAGAACTCGTAACGACAGGTGAAAAAGCCGGTCTATGGGGAACTATTACAAACACTAATTTACAATTATTACAAACAGCGGCATCAGGTTATGTAGAAGTAACTTTAAGCACAGGTAACACTACATTAGATTTATCTGATGGATCGGCGACCGCGAATGGTAAAAACCTTTATATAAAAGTCGTAGGTACTTTATCTGGTAATGCAAGTCTAACAATGCCTGCATCAACAACAGGTGGTAATGCTAACAGAATATTTTTTGTAGAAGATGGAACTACCAGAGGTGGAGCAGGAGATAGTTGGACAGTAACTTTACTTACAGCTGGTCAAAGTGCATCTACTCAAGTTCCTCTTCCAGAAGGTGCAACAGCTTTAGTTTATTCTAGAGGTAGTGTACCAGCAACATCATTAGGTATGTTGCAAAAAGGATTTACAACAGTAACTGCAGCTAGCAAGACTACATACACAGCAGTTCCTGGAGATCAAATTGGTGTAGACACCGTAGCTAATATTGTAACAATTACTTTACCTGCAGGTTCTGTTGGAGATGAAGTAATTATTATGGATGTATCTGCATCTAATGGTTTTGCAACAAACAAATGTGTTGTAGCACCAAATGGATCAGAAAAAATTAGAGGAACAGCTGCTTCAATAGATCTTAACAAAAATAATCAAGCAGTAACTTTAATTTATACTGGTTCTAATAAAGGTTGGCAAGTGCTGACAGACACAGTAGCAGGTTTATAGGAGCTAAAATAGATGGCTCTTACGAAAATTAAGTTTGCTCCAGGTATCGACAAGCAGGACACTGCTGTTGGAGCAGAAGGTCGTTGGGTTGATTCTGATAATGTTAGATTTAGATATGGACTACCAGAAAAAGTTGGTGGTTGGCAGTCATTACTTACAGATTCTTTAGTAGGTGTTGCTAGAAAACAACACGCATTCGTCGACCAAGACGGTAATAGATACGTAGCCATTGGTACAGATAAATTTTTAATCGTATATTTTGAGGGTCAATTTTTTGATGTAACTCCTTTAGCAACTACTATTTCAGCAGCTACATTTACTTTTAATGGCTCTACAACAATTACAATTACAACATCAGCTGCACACAATTTAGAAGATGGTGACATTGTTTTATTTGACAGTGTAACTTTACCTGGTGGTACAGGATTGAGTGCATCCGATTTTGAAGATAAATTATTTCAAGTTATAACAACTCCTACAGCAAACACTTTTACTATAACTTTTACAAGTTCTGGTTCAACAGCTTCTGGCGGTAGTGTAAATATAAAACCTTATGAAAGAGTTGGTCCTGCAGCTCAAACTTATGGTTATGGTTTTGGTATTAGTCAGTACGGCGGTACAGTTCAAGGAGCACAAACATCAACTCTTGACGGAGCGTTGGCCGCGGATACTAATGGTAATAATGGATCTGCTACGCAAATACGTTTAGCTTCTACTACAGGTTTTCCATCATCAGGTGGAACAATAGCAATTGCTAATGAATTAATAACTTATACTGGTGTAGCTGGTGCTGAACTCACAGGTATTTCTAGAGCACAAAAAGGAACAGCAAGCGCAATACATTCTGACGGTGCCACAGTCACAAACGCTACAGAATTTTCAGGATGGGGAGATGCAGTTGATGCAGCTACTGTTACTCTTGAACCAGGACTTTGGTCTTTAAGTAATTTTGGTGATGTGCTAGTTGCAACTATTGCTAATGGTAAAACTTTTACTTGGGATTCTTCTATTGCAGCAAGATTATCTACAAGAGCTTCTACAACTACATCAGGATTTCAAACTACAAACAATCCAACAGCTACTAGAGTTACACTTATTTCACCAACAACACGTCACTTAATTCATTTTGGAACTGAAACAACTATTGGAAGTCCAACTACACAAGACGATATGTTTATAAGATTTTCTGAAGATGAAAATATAAATGCATATGTACCAGAAGCAACTAACACAGCAGGTACACAGAGAATACAAGACGGTACAAAAATTGTAGGAGCTTTGGTTGCAAAAGAAAATATTCTAGTATGGACCGATAACGCATTATACACAATGAAATTTGTTGGTGCACCTTTTACATTTGGATTTGAACAAGTGGGTACTAACTGTGGATTGATTGGTAAAAATGCAGCAATTGAGATTGATGGTGTTGCATACTGGATGGGTAATAATGGTTTCTTCTCTTTTGATGGTACCGTAAATACTTTACCTTGTAGTGTTGAAGACTATGTTTATGATGATGTTGATACAACAAAAGGCCAACAAGTTTGTGCTGGTATCAATAACCTATTTACAGAAGTAACTTGGTGGTATCCAACATCAGGATCAGATTTTAATAACAGATATGTAGTTTACAACTACGGACAAAACAATGCACAATTACCTATGGGTAATTGGTATACAGGAACTAACACTAATTCAATTAGAACAACTTGGATTGACTCATTAGTATATCCTAAACCATATGCTACAGCATACAGCAGTTCAGCTACAGGTTCTTTTCCTGCAATTATAGGTGAAACAGGTTTAGGTAGAAGTGTATTGTTTGAACAAGAGTCGGGGACCGATCAAGTAAATCCAGACGGTAGTGTAACTACTTTAACATCTTTTATACAATCATTTAGTTTTTCATTACAACCTGACCAAGCAGAAGTATTTTTAGCATTAAGAAGATTTTTACCTAACTTCAAGGTACTAACAGGTAATAACCAAGTCACATTATCTATAAAAGATTTCCCTGCACAAGATGATATAGAAACTGCATTAAGTCCTTTTACAATTAATGCATCAACTTTAAAAGTTGATACTAGAGCTAGAGGAAGATATGCAAATATAAAAATAGAAAACACCGGTGTAGGTGAGTCTTGGAGATTTGGTACGTTTCAAGTTGATATACAACCAGACGGAAGGAGAGGATAATGACAAAAGTAGTAGTAAGATTACCAGAACCTAAAAAAGTATATAGTGAAGATAACCAAAGACAAATTAACAGAGCGTTAACTACAATTATAGAACAGTTAAACTCTACATACTTAACACAACTCAAAGAGGACTCGGAAAGATATACGTGGTTCGGACTAGGATAAATGGCAAATATATATAAAAATGATAAAGTAAGTTTAACTACTACAGACGTTACAACTTTGTATACGGTGCCTAGTAACTCTCGTGCTATTGTAAAATCTTTATTAGTAGTAGAAGACAATGCTGGTGCAGCAGTTGTTAAAGCTACATTAACTAACGCAGCAGGTACAGCATTTGTAATAGATAATAATATTAGTTTAAGTGCTAATGAAAAAGAACAAGTTTTAAGTGAGCCTTTAATTATGCAAGAAAGTGAGATATTAAAGGTACAAGCAACTAGTGGTAATGTAGATGTTATTGCATCTATATTAGAAATTAACAGAGAGGACAGATAATGCCGTTTATAGAAACAGAGGCTTCTGTTAGGTATGAAACAATTAATGGTCAAAGGGTACCAGTAATTACGCCTAAAACAGAGGTAACTTTAACTAATACAGAAACAGGTCAAGAATATATGTCAGATGCAGAAGCTATGCAGGATGTACAAAATCCTAATACAGCTACTAAATCTGAACACATCCGAAGAGACGTAAATGTTACTGTAGAAGAAGTAAAAATAGGCGCTGACTTTAATATCAGCGATTGACGAATGTTTAAAAACCTTGTAAATTGTGATACAATCGCCTTTTTACAAGCTTTGCGAACTTGCCGTCATCATATAATATAAAGAAAAACTATGGGATTTTTAAAAAAAATATTCAAACCAGTATCGAAGGTATTAGATAAAATAATACCTAATGAAATCAAACCAGCATTACCATACCTTGCTGCGTTTGCACCTATGTTTGGTCCTACTTCAGCTTTAATGGGAAGTGGTATTATGAACAGAGCATTAATATCTGGTGGTTTAAATATTGCTGGACAACTTTCACAAGAAGGCAACGAAGGTGATATTAATTTATTATCAGCGGGACTCGGAGCGTTGTCAGGTGCTATGACTGCACCAGGATTTAAATCTTCTTTAGAAGGATTTAGACCTACAAGCGCTAATGAAATGACGCAATATGGTATGAAAGGAAGTGAATTAGCTCCTTCTAGTTTTTTAGATAAAGCAAGAAATGTTGGAATAGATTATTTAGGTAGAGGTTCTGACTTTATGCAAGCACCTGGTTTAACTAAATACGGAATACCAGCAGCACAAGGATCTTTAGATAATATGTATGCACAAGCTAAAAGAGATCAAGATGCATACGATGATATGATGTCTGAAGATAGTGGTGGTGGCTATACGGATGATGCATACAGAGCCGCGATTAGAAAATCTATGGAAGCGTACGGTGCAAGTGAAGAAGAAATTTTAAAAGCAATAGAAGCAGCAGGATACAAAACTGGTGGTAGAGTAGGATTTGAAACAGGTGGATTAGGTGCATTAGGAGCTGCTATGGAAAAAGAACCAGAAACATTTAGTATGGATGGAAGTGATATTCAAATATTAATGCCAGACAATAATCCTACAATTGTAGGAGAAGGAACACAAGGTGATGAAAAGATGCTTTTAATTGAAGTAAATGGCAATACGATGATGATTTCGGAAGATGAATTTTATAATAAATTTGGTGAATCAAAAGCCAAAGGTGGTAGAGTAGGATTAAAAGGTGGTGGAATGGATTATATGGAAACCGAACCAGGTATTTTAGGTAATCCTGCAGTTATGGAAAAGATTGAAAATATGAGAGAGTTTAAAATTATGAACCCCGACATAGAAGATATTACAGATTACAGTGAAAAATATAAATCTCAAAAACCTGATTTTAATAATATAGATGAAACTGTCGAAATTGTTGATAATCAAGAAATTGAAGAATCACAAGATAAAATAAAAGACAGTATGTTTGTAAGTATAGCTAAAGAAATAGGACCTATGTTATTAGGAGTTCCTGGAATGATGTATAAAATAGGTTCTGATGCTTACAAAATGTATCAAAATTTAGAACAAAAAGATAAAGATAAAGTAATGGATATATCTGAAAAAATAGTTGATGTTGTTAATTATACTACTCCTGCAGGTTTAGCAATTAAAACTGGTGAATTTGTAAAAGAAAAAATTCAAAACAAAAAAGATGGTGGTATGATGGATCTTGGTGGTAAAGAAATGGATTTAAGAAAAGGTGGCTTCGTGCCAATTGGTAAAAAAGAAAGAGCAGACGACGTTCCTGCTAGACTTTCTAAAAATGAATTTGTAATGACAGCAGATGCTGTTAGAGCAGCAGGTGGTGGTAGTGTTAATAAAGGTGCAAAGAGAATGTATAATTTAATGAATACTTTGGAGGCAAAAGCATAATGTCTGAAACAATAACAATAAACAAACCAGCACCGATACTTACAGGTTCACTTACAGCCTTTTTAAATGAAGTAGATAAATTAGGTAAAGGCGCAGTACCATCAACTTTTGCTGGTATTGATACATCAGCATATGATCCAAAGGTTGCACAACAAACAAAATTACAACTAGATGCAGCAAAAGCTGCAGAAGGTTTAGGAGCATTAACAGGTCCAGATGCATACAAACCTTTTATGTCTCCGTATCAACAAGACGTAATTAATGCAACACTATCAGAGTTTGATAAAAATCAAGCAATACAACAAACAGCTTTAAGAGATAAAGCTATTGCATCAGGTGCTTTTGGTGGTGCTAGAGAAGGTATAATGCAATCACAGTTTCTTAATCAAGGTGCAGTTGACAGAGCACAACTACAAGCACAATTATTAAATCAAGGATTTCAACAAGCGCAACAAGCAGCGGCAGCAGATCTTCAAGCGCAACAAGGTCTAGGTCAGTATCAATCTGCACTAGGTCAACAACAACAAGCTGTAGAACAAGCTGGATTAGATGCAACTCAAATCGCAGCTAAAGAAGCACAGTTTCAACCATTCACACAATTAGGTTTAGTTGGTCAACAACTTGCACAAATTCAACCAGGAGCATTTGCTACACAAACAGTAGGTACTGCAGCGGTGGCTCCGGCAGCAAGTCCTATGTCACAATTCCTAGGAGGTGCTGCAGGTATCGCAGGTATTGGTGGTAAACTAGGATTATTCGGCTAATGAGTAAAATTTTAAGAAGACCAATGTTTAGAGGTGGACCTGTATCCAGTTATGGAACGGGGATCGCGAGTGGTTTGGCCGATGGTGGTAGAGTTGGCTATAATGTTGGTGGACCTATTTATCCAGCAGGATATTCAGCAGCTCCAAATACACAAGGTATAACAGGTGCTGATATTAAAGATATGGCTGAAAAGAAAGTATTTATGTCAGGTTTTGGAAAAAATACTGCTCAATTAAACAGCACATTAAAAGATTTATATATGAACTATATACAATCACCTTTAGAAAAAGGTGGTAATAGGTTTATAGATTATATGGCAGGTACTGAATTTGAAGACAAAGATTCTCCATTCTTTGGTAATCAAAAAGATTTTAAAAGAATTTACGAAAGAGATGTATTACCTTTAGCAAGTGAAATGTCTGCAGAATTAATACCTCAAATATCTTCTGAAGATGAATATGAAGAAGCAGAAATGGGCACTGAAACTTATTTTGAAGAAGGCCCAGATGGAAAACCAATATTAAAATTTAGAGACTCAAATGAAGTAGAGTTAAGAAATAAAGAGAGAATTAAATCTTACATAGACAATCCCGTATATGATGCAAGAGAACAAGCTATT